ATGCTGGAACAAATGGGCATTGCCGCGAAGCAAGCCTCGTATAAATTAGCGCAACTCTCCAGCCGCGAAAAAAATCGCGTGCTGGAAAAAATCGCCGATGAACTGGAAGCACAAAGCGAAATCATCCTCAACGCTAACGCCCAGGATGTTGCTGACGCGCGAGCCAATGGCCTTAGCGAAGCGATGCTTGACCGTCTGGCACTGACGCCCGCACGGCTGAAAGGCATTGCCGACGATGTACGCCAGGTGTGTAACCTCGCCGATCCGGTGGGGCAGGTAATCGATGGCGGCGTACTGGACAGCGGCCTGCGTCTTGAGCGTCGTCGCGTACCGCTGGGGGTTATTGGCGTGATTTATGAAGCGCGCCCGAACGTGACGGTTGATGTCGCTTCGCTGTGCCTGAAAACCGGTAATGCGGTGATCCTGCGTGGTGGCAAAGAAACCTGTCGCACTAACGCGGCAACGGTGGCGGTGATTCAGGACGCCCTGAAATCCTGTGGCTTACCGGCGGGTGCCGTGCAGGCGATTGATAATCCTGACCGTGCGCTGGTCAGTGAAATGCTGCGTATGGATAAATACATCGACATGCTGATCCCGCGTGGTGGCGCTGGTTTGCATAAACTGTGCCGTGAACAGTCGACGATCCCGGTGATCACTGGTGGTATAGGCGTATGCCATATTTACGTTGATGAAAGTGCAGAGATCGCTGAAGCCCTGAAAGTAATCGTCAACGCGAAAACCCAGCGTCCGAGCACATGTAATACGGTTGAAACGTTGCTGGTAAATAAAAACATAGCAGATAGCTTCCTGCCCGCATTAAGCAAACAAATGGCGGAAAGCGGCGTGACATTACACGCAGATGCAGCTGCGCTGGCGCAGTTGCAGACAGGCCCCGCGAAGGTGGTGGCGGTTAAAGCGGAAGAGTATGACGATGAGTTTCTGTCATTAGATTTGAACGTCAAAATCGTCAGCGATCTTGACGATGCCATCGCCCATATTCGTGAACACGGCACACAACACTCCGATGCGATCCTGACCCGCGATATGCGCAACGCCCAGCGTTTTGTTAACGAAGTGGATTCTTCCGCTGTTTACGTTAACGCCTCTACGCGTTTTACCGACGGCGGCCAGTTTGGACTGGGTGCGGAAGTGGCGGTAAGCACACAAAAACTCCACGCGCGTGGCCCAATGGGGCTGGAAGCACTGACCACTTACAAGTGGATCGGCATTGGTGATTACACCATTCGTGCGTAAATAAAATCGGGTGATGCAAAAGTAGCCATTTGATTCACAAGGCCATTGACGCATCGCCCGGTTAGTTTTAACCTTGTCCACCGTGATTCACGTTCGTGAACATGTCCTTTCAGGGCCGATATAGCTCAGTTGGTAGAGCAGCGCATTCGTAATGCGAAGGTCGTAGGTTCGACTCCTATTATCGGCACCATTTAAATCAATAAGTTACACATCATTAGTACCTTCCTTATTTTTTGACTGGGACAAATTTGGGACCGATGGGTTCAGGATCGAGTCTATTTGCCGTGCGTGTTCGGTAAGGTGATTAGGTGCAAGGTGAGCATATCGACGAACCATTTCGATAGACTCCCAGCCTCCCATTTCCTGTAACACTGACAACGGGACTCCGGCTTGAACCAGCCAACTTGCCCAGGTGTGTCTCAAGTCGTGAAATCTGAAATCATCAATACCAGCCCGTCTCAGCGCCGCTTTCCAGGCTGTGTTTGCGTCATACCGCATCTTCCTGACTGTTGGCGCTTTCGTTCCGTCTGGTTTGGTACAGCTTTCCTTGTACACAAATACCCAACGGTGATGATTCCCGATTTGTTTTTTCAATACGCGACATGCAGTATCATTCAGCGCAACGCCAATTGCGCGGTTTGATTTACTCTCTTCCGGGTTTATCCATGCCACCCGGCGCTGCATATCTATTTGTTGCCATTCAAGGTTGATGATGTTCGAGCGTCTTAGGCCTGTTGCCAGTGCAAATTCAACAACAGACTTTAATGGCTCCGGACATTCATCAATCAGCCTTTGTGCTTCATGGGGCTCCAGCCAGCGGATCCGTTTATTCTTTGGTTGGGGCACTTTAATAATTGGTGCCTTATCCAGCATTTTCCATTCACGCTCTGCGGCTCTTAGTAGGGCCTTTATAAATGAAAGATGCGTAGCCTTCGTTGCAACGGACGCTGGTTTTGGCGTGTATTCTGGAACAGGTTTCCCTTTTTTTCTGCATGCTTCTGCCCTGAGTTTCCAGTTTTCCTCATGACGCCGGTTCGTCATTTTCTGCATTGCTGAATAAATTTTTGATTCAGTAATGTCTCTTAGTTGCATTCCTGCGAAATGTTGAAGCCAGAATCCGATCCGGCTTTTGTCATCGTCCAGTGATTTTTTATGTGCTTTCTCTTCAAGCCACCTGACACACGCTTCCTCGAACGTTATATCAGGTATTTCACCAAGTTTGCTGACCCGCCATGCTTCAGCCTTTAGCTTGTCATGGAGTTCTGTCGCCTGCCTTTTGTCCTTTGTTCCAAGAGACTGTTTAAATCTTTTACCGTTCGGCAATGTGAAACTGGCGTACCATATTTCACCTCTGCGGAAGAGTGACATTTTCTTTCCTCTGTTATGCCATCACCCGCGCTCACCTGGACAGTATGCAGCGGAGACTGAAGAGCCGCAATGCAGGCTTGTCGTGTTGTGAGGTAAGGAGATTTATTCTTAGTGGGATCTTTGCGTGTTGCCTGAAGACGCCCTGTGCGTATCCAGTTAATGGCAGTCGGTCTGGATATCTTGAGAAAATGACAGGCCTCATCGAGTGTGAGGCTGTATGGCTCCATTATTTCACCTCTTGCTGTGACATTGTTGAAAAATGGATACCAGCTCGTTGCTGCCAGACGATCCAACCGAGAGTCATATCCCATGCCATGTATTCGTTATCGCCGTTTTTTGCTCTCCGACGATCTACTAAGTCACCGAAACGCTTTTCCATGAATAATTCATAAGCTTCGCGTTCATCTGGTTCTACTTCCAGAGATAGGAGTGCGATTTCATAAGCACGGCGCTCAATATCGTCTCGCACGTCAAGGCTGCTGATACGCTCTTTAATTTCTTTAATCAGTTCTTTGTCGGTAAAAGTGGTCATTATGCTCCAGCCTCCGGTGCTTTTGGCATTACTGCCCAGTGAGTGATATTGACGTTTTCAAGGTCCCCGACCTGAAATGTCCACTGCCATTCTCCGGTTTCTTTTTGTCCCCAGGTGTACCAGAGAGAACGCCAGCCAATTAGCCAGCCTTCTCCGTTAGCATCGAATAACAAAACACTTTCATTTGCTGGTGGCAGTTCAGTTGACACTGGTATTACTTTGTTTTCCTGTGCTGCACATTTAGCTTCAAGCGCATCGAATTTACGCACTAGGTATTCAGCATCTGTTTCATTTACTTTCAGATCTCGCGGTACACATCTCCCACGAAGAAACCCTTCCATTTCGAAAACATTCATGCGCATTTGCGTAACTCCGATAACTCGTTAAAGCGTTCCATAAACATCCCGTAGGCATGGCCCGGAGCCAGTGGAATCACGTTGAACATCTCTGTTGCCGGGATACCTTCCAGTACAGGCCAGAAAGAGCCATCATCAAGCCCGAGATCGCGGCGTTCGGTTGCCAGCATGATGAGATCGGCATATTTCACGGGCGTACTCATAACTGGGGGTAACCCGTATTTCTCACGGATTACGGCGTCTATTTTTTCTTCCATTTGTTTATAGTCAGGAAGAAGGCGTTTCAGTGGTGCGGGAATGTCCTGGCAATACGCTTCTGTTGCATCATGCATTAACGCTTCAAAAGCAAATTCCTGCGGCACCAGCTGGCTGCAAAGAACCGCATGTTGGGCGACGCTGTAGAAGTGCGAAAGATGACCGGCAAAGCGACAGATATTTGAAAGGGAAACCGCGATATCGTTAATATCGATGTCGTCTTTATTTATCCTGTCATAATAAAAATGCTTCCCGGAAAAAGTTTTAATAAATGACATTTTGTTCTCCACGTATATGCGCTGCACCGCGCTGAATTCTGGTAAAAAGAATCCCTCACCATCCGGCGATTATTGAGTAAATTACGTTTCCATAAATGCCCCCGCAGGGGCATTTGCAGTAATGAAATCAGGCGGTGAAAGTACCAATAAAGGTTTCTACTTTGCTGTCCTTGAATTTCTCAACAAGCAGATCACGAAATTCGTTAGCCATTTCTTCCTGCACCGCCTCCAGCTGAATAATGCGTAGAACCAGTACAGGACGATCGCCAGTGATAATACTGAGGCGTAATTTAAACGGACGTTCTTTCAGACCTTCAAACGGAACGCATTTAAATTCAAATGCCACTGGCATAATGTCTTTGGTCTTCGCTTCGACAGACTCCATCAGGGAGCGTTTGCCGCTGAAGTCATTATCTTCAAAATCAGCGGTCTGGTTTGCTTCAATCGTGATTTTACGGACAGCCGCAGCCGTTTTTGTTGCCTGAATAGCGTCACCATTAGCATCAAAGCCCACAAGATAGTCGGCCCAGTCTTCAATCCATTCTGCCAGTGACTTCTGGGAGTTACGCTCGCCGTTAACAGACAACAGAGCAGAGAACGGTGCTGTCTTTTTCAGTTTGAGTGTGGCGGTGTTATCTGCGTGACCTGGTTCATCAATAGTACCCAGGTTAAGCACACTGACGGCACGCATATTATCAGCATCGATAAAGCAGCGGGTGCCTTCATCTGCAAGATCTTTAGAATAACGGGTAAAGTCATCGATGCTGGCAGTGGAAAGCGCACCACGGAAACGGAAGCGATTTAAATTAAATTTTTCCAGATCATGAATGCGGAAATTCTCAGGCAATGCCACAGCATCGGCACCAATCTTACTGATAATTTCATTAACACCCTGAGCAGAAATAAGGGCATGGATTTGATTAATTGCGGTTGCGTCTAAGTTCTGAGACATAATAAGTCCTCACTATATAAAGATATTCAGTGATGAGATAAATAATCAGTTAATTAAAAACGATATTAACGACCTGCTGCGCGGAGTTTTCCGTCAGGTTCACCGGCAAGAGTCAGTAACTGTCCCTGGTCTTCCTGCAGAATAGTCAGGCGACCACCGCGATTGACATACATCGGCGTTTCGGTGGTGTCTTCTTCGGAAATTTTCCCGCGGTTAGTCGGGCGAACATATGAGAGTTTGTGTTTGATTTTCACTCGGTTCTCATCAAACGGTTCGATTTCCAGGTTGAGCGAGACCTTACCTTTGGTTTTCGTGTTCATCACACCGGAAGCGACTTCACTGAGAACTGCGCCGATTTTGGTTTCAAATACGCCGCCGTCCAGCTCCCCGATAAATGCCTGCACATCAGTACTGCGTTCGCTAGCCATTTTGCTGCTCCTCATCATATCGACCCTGCAAGGTCGGTTAGTTTCTCCACAAAACAGAGAAGAACACCTGCGGTGACTGCCGCCCGGATGGATTGGGTTATGAGCCCGTCGTCCGGTGATGCTCTTCTCTGTTTTGTAAAAAGGACGGTACCAGCCGGAAGCAAGGTGAACCGCCCCGGGAATCCTGGAGACTAAACTTCCTGAGAAAGAGGTAAACAGGATGACTAAAAATACTCGTTTTTCCCCCGAAGTCCGTCAACGGGCAGTCCGTATGGTTCTGGAAAGTCAGGATGAATATGACTCACAGTGGGCGGCAATTTGTTCCATTGCCCCAAAGATTGGCTGTACGCCGGAGACTCTGCGTGTCTGGGTTCGCCAGCATGAGCGGGATACCGGGGGCGGTGATGGTGGGCTCACCAGCGCTGAACGTCAGCGTCTGAAAGAGCTGGAACGTGAAAATCGTGAACTGCGCCGCAGTAACGATATCCTTCGCCAGGCTTCCGCTTATTTTGCGAAGGCGGAGTTCGACCGCCTCTGGAAAAAATGATGCCACTGCTGGATAAGCTGCGTGAGCAGTACGGGGTCGGACCGGTATGCAGCGAACTGCATATTGCCCCGTCAACGTATTACCATTGTCAGCAACAGCGACATCATCCGGATAAACGCAGTGCCCGTGCGCAGCACGATGACTGGCTGAAGAGAGAGATACAGCGCGTATACGATGAAAATCATCAGGTGTACGGTGTGCGTAAAGTCTGGCGTCAGTTGTTACGGGAAGGAATCAGGGTGGCCAGATGTACAGTGGCGCGCCTCATGGCGGTTATGGGACTTGCCGGTGTTCTCCGGGGTAAAAAGGTCCGTACGACCATCAGCCGGAAAGCCGTTGCCGCAGGCGACCGCGTAAACCGTCAGTTCGTGGCAGAACGACCTGACCAGCTGTGGGTGGCTGATTTTACTTACGTCAGCACATGGCGGGGCTTCGTCTATGTGGCGTTCATCATTGATGTGTTTGCCGGATACATCGTGGGGTGGCGGGTCTCATCGTCCATGGAAACGACATTCGTGCTGGATGCACTGGAGCAGGCGTTATGGGCCCGTCGACCGTCCGGCACGGTCCATCACAGTGATAAAGGTTCTCAGTATGTATCGCTGGCCTACACACAGCGGCTTAAGGAAGCCGGATTACTGGCATCAACAGGAAGTACAGGCGACTCGTATGACAACGCGATGGCGGAGAGCATCAATGGTCTTTACAAAGCGGAGGTAATACACCGTAAGAGCTGGAAAAACCGTGCAGAAGTGGAACTGGCCACACTCACGTGGGTGGACTGGTATAACAATCGACGATTGCTGGAAAGGCTGGGCCATACTCCTCCGGCAGAAGCAGAAAAAGCTTATTATGCTTCCATCGGAAACGATGATCTGGCAGCCTGAGTTCACAGATAAAACACTCTCCAGGAAACCCGGGGCGGTTCAGATCATCAGTTCGAGAAACCATCGGTAATTAATAATATACCGGCCTCGCAAGCAGCTCAGTGGATTAATGCTCAAGGATACTTTCTGTATGACGAAGTGTTCTGGCCGATACTTCATGCAGAGGGAGAGTATGATTCCAGGATCATGGAAGCCCTTTTTGATACGGTGAATCAAACCTATCTGCGGACTTCGCGTTTTCTGGCTGTTCGCTATGATTTACATCTCAAGAGCTATACAGATGACAATCAGGTTATTTCGGACTTCTGCCAGCAATTAGCCCAGGTATTACGTGCTCGTTATCCAAAGTCTTTTTTCGATATATTCTGGGTTCGTGAGCATGACAAAGCGACAGCGCAGCACTATCACTGTGTGCTCATGGTGGACGGGAACCACATACGTACACCAAAGGTATTGAATGGGCTGGTGGAGAAGACCTGGAGTTCGGCAACTAACGGGAAAGTTTGGTTTCCCAAAAACGGATACTACATGGTCCATAAGCGCGATTCGCAGACCCTGGGGGAGCTTCTGTTAAGGTTGAGCTATTTCGCTAAATACGCCACTAAGACCGGAATCGCAAAACATATTCCGTTGTACGGACGCAAGCACTACAAAGTACTGAAGCAACAAAAGCCTAAACCCAGGACTCCAGCCAAACTCAAGCAATGCCAGCCACCTGCCGAACGTTACTGTCCGCTGCCAGGTAAGCTTGACCCGTTATTTCTCGGTGATAATGAACCCGCAGAGATTGACTCTCTGGATTATGAAACAAATAGCCAGATTCGCAGCATTCAGCGTTTACTGAAGCTGTATCAGCGCGGAAAAGCAGCTGAAAAACCTCAACTATCTCCTCACTGGCTACGGCATTTCGATCGCTATTACGACAATTACTGGCCCTGCGGAGTCAGCGTCGCTCAGTACTGTAATTGGCACGATTTAAATCCTTCAACAGCCCGGCGTTATCTCTGCGATTATCCACCAGCAGTTATCTCACCTGGCATCCTGAGGGGTTGGCTTCAAAAGGAGATTCAATATGTCATACGCTGAACAGGCACTGTATCGTTTGAAGTATGCCGGGAATAGACGTCGTCGAAAAAACTATCATGAATGGCGGCTGGAACGTCTAACGGGGCTCGAATATCGCCCACTTACGCCCAATGAGATACGTCTGCAAACGCAGCATATCCATCCGGTTGCGTGCTCGCTGGATACACTCTTTGAAAACTTTCTGAAGTTGCCTGTTGCCCGCCAGAAAAGAGCTCAGGACTACAGCGAGCGATGCGACCGCTGGAAGATTGACTGGGCCTGGCACAAGCAAAATTATCGTCGTGAAGCGATTCTGCATGGCATTACACAAACCGAATACGCGCAACGCTACAGGATACCGCACCGCAGAGCCTGGAATGCGCTGCATAAAGCTGGTGGCGCATCGCTTAGGGCGCTGTTCTGGGTTTACCATCGTCGCCAGTTTCAGCGCGAAAAAGTCGAGAATGGTCTTAGCGTTGGTGAATATATTGTGAAATATCAACTGACTCAGAAATCTGCTGCCCGACAGCTATCACGACGCCCGATGAGCGCAGAGTGGGGGCAGTATTTTGATATTTACTATCAGAGCTGGTGGCCTGAAGGCTACTCCGTCAGCGATTTTGCTAAAGCAGCGGGACTGAAGGAGACGACAGCGCGTCAGCATCTTTACGATTTTCCAGAGGGGATCATTGATCCGATGTTATTGAAACCGTTCCTGTAGATTGTGACTTTGGGAGGAAATGATCCCTTTATATTTAACAAGATAGAACGTAATGAAACCTTATTTTGTGCCAGATACATGCAATTCTATCGTAACTACATGATAGATAATGATTTACCGTTAGTCTCAGAAAAATATTTAGTGGGGGTTTTGTATATAGAGGTTAAAAGCAGTAAACAACGCATCGGATCATCAGGGTAGTACGATCCACATGTAAACGCTGAAGAGCATGCTCAAAGCAATATGAGCAACACAATATCTTCTCAATATGAAGTAGCGAGTATGGGGAGGTATTTGCTAAAGCTGAGGATGGATATTCGGTTTTTACCTGGCATGTTTCCCTCGGACTAAGTCGTAACACGTCGTTCCAAACGAATAAGTCCGGCAGGTTATGGTATTCCCCTGAACATTTGTAATTCGGGACTTTCCCAAGCTGTCGGTAGGTGATACAGATCCATCGCGGCTACGTGTCGTTTCAAATGAATCGGTTCGACTGCTGGTGGTATTGCCACTCGTATCGGTTAAGCCCCCTTCAAAATGGCCTCAAAATCCGCGCCACTCAAATCGGGAGTAGCGCAGAGCATATCTCTGGCCAATGCACGTCGACGCTGCAGAAGGTCATCCAGTGTTTCTTCAAATGTGGTGATTTCAGTGTCCTTCACCGTCGGGTAATAGACATACACATCTTTAGTTTGCCCAATTCGGTACGCCCGGTCTGTTGCCTGATCTTCTTTGGCTGGGTTCCAGCAGCGAGTGAAATGAATAACATGATTGGCTTTCTGGACGTTAACGCCGAATCCGACGGCAACCGTAGAGAGAATAATCACCCCAAACCCAGGCTGAGCCTGAAAATCATCAATCAGGCGCTGGCGGCTGTTTTGACTTTGACTTTTAGTGCTGGTATCACCATTGATAATGACAGGGCGGAAACCAAACTTTTGGTGGATCGCATGTTGAAGTTCGCGCTGTAAATCTCGAAGCTCCGTAAAAATAATGACCTTATCTTTCGTGGTGTGTTTTAGTTCTGCGAGTATTTTCAGCAGCCAGTTAAGCTTGGGTGAGTTATCACGAAAACGTGGTTCTGGATTAACTACTGCAGGGTGTGCACAGATGAGTTTCAGTCGGTGTAACAAACCTAACATACCGGTTCCGGCCTGCTGCATCCCTTCGCTCAGTGCTTGCTGTTGTTGCCAATTTGCAACGGACGAAAGGTAGAGCTGTTTTTGCACGCCAGACAACGTCAATTGCTTGCAGCTTTCCACTTCAATTTTCTGAGGTAAATCACGCGCAACCTCTTCTTTGGTTCGGCGTAAAGTCTGAGGTTCTATCAGCGCTCGCAGGCTTTCCAACCGTTCCGTATCGCGGCCATCTTCGTTCTCGATGGGGCGAACATAGTGTTTACCAAATTCATTTAGTGCCCCTAACAATCCTGGCTGGGCAAAATCAAATAAGCTCCACAGGTCGACAAGTGTGTTTTCGACAGGTGTTCCTGTACATGCCACTTTAAACCTGGCTTGTACCGCGTTGGCCGCATGTGTGATTAACGCAGCTGGGTTTTTTATTTTTTGTGCCTCGTCGCACACCATAATGGACCACGGCTGGCGTGCCAGAGAAAACTCCTGGTCGCGAAGCGTTTCGTAGGTTGTCAGGATGATTTTCGCCTCACCCTGCCAGCCAGGTTTAAGCAGGTTTTTGATCCCCTGAGATTGCAGATGAGCAGGGATAGCCTGTTTGGGATATTTCACCGCTTTAATGGTCTCGCCATACAATTTCAATACCGGTATTCCTGCGGTATAGAAGAAATTGTCCAGTTCACGTTCCCAGTTATCTAAAAGAGAGACAGGAGCAACAATGAGACTTGGCGGTTCTTGCGGGAATTTTTCAATGAACCATACCAGGAAGCTCAGAATTTGCAGCGTTTTCCCAAGCCCCATATCATCCGCCAGCAGGCAACCTGCGGTTTCCTCAGGTGAACGAAGGAAGAGTTGCTGGAGCCAGGCTACGCCTTCACGTTGATGGTCTTTGAGTCGGATATGCTCTTTAAGGCTCAGAGGAATTTCAGGCTCGGCATGACGCGCATTGAGGAGTGAATTGCGGCGCTGTTTGATGTAGGCCGTTTCTTCAATATTCTGCTCAATTTTGAGTACGGCTCGGGCCGTTTTATCTGCAACGTTGCCTTGAGATTCATTTGCAGTGCTTTGCTGTTTTTCCCAGTTCTTACTGAAGGTTTTAGCAGCATCCAACGGTAATTGGCTGTCATTCCATGGTGCGGTGATATGCGTTTCACCTACAGCTTCTGCCTGAGTAATTCTCTCCTGCAGTTCATCGAAATGGTGAAGGTTTTCAGGTTGCCAGCCAGACAGTGTTTCGACTGAAAACGCGGAGAAATCGATGTCATCTGGAAGCCAGTTTTCACTCTGCGCTTTGGTCAGCCAGGGAGAGGAGATTTTTTCAAATTCACCAATGCCAATCACGCGATCGCCATACTTCGCAATATCCAGCACATCGCTAAATTCTTTTCCTTCTATTTCTTGCTGCCAGCGAGTTAGAAGTGCCTGGCAATCGTGCCACTGCTGTTCAGTGAACTGACTTAATTCCAGCTCGTAACCTTGCCATGAACCGGCAGGCATCTGTGCAGCGACGCTAATACCGAGTTGCTGTATGAATTTATCCAGCTCCCGGGGGGCTGAGAACCCAAAAGTGATTTCTGGCTGGGGAACAGGTGAAACAGGCTCAAGTACCAGCGTAACTTCTGCGATCTTATTTTCCGCATTCAGTTGCGGTATCAACCTGAAATGATGAAAGAAAATCCTGGCATCAAACAGTGCCTGTTCATGTTCTTCAGGGGCAATAACACTGGCGGCATCTTCACCCAGGAAGGTATAAGGATTGCGAACAAAGGAAAGCGCTTCGCTTCCGGCCACTCGACGGCCTGGAATCGAGTGTATTGAATTCAGGACTTCTTTCACTTCGGGAGGGATAATGACATGGCTGAGTTCGCCATTCTCTCCAGGGATGCGGTAGCTATCGTGAACCTGCGAGTTTTTGTCAAAACTGCCTAGCCAGTTAGCAGGCTGGTCCTCGAAATGGGGCTCAATTTCGATAACAGCAGTATCGGCAACCGTTGCTTTACGCAGACGTAATGACAATGAAGTTGGTTTGACGACATGCGTTTTTTCTAAATAATCATCAAATTTTGCGGCTGCTTGCTTCGCACATTTGCGGATAGCGGCCCATCCCAACTGGTTAGTGGTTTCACCAGGAGTCTGATTTTTCTGTGCACTGAGTTGTTCTGTTGCCTGTAAGAGTGCCCAGTTTTCACGCGATAACAGGTATTGCTGATTTTCATGGGTTAAAATGGCACCGGTACGACTGAAACGGATCGGCTTGCGGGCTGGAAGCGTAGCCCATTCAGCAATCCAGACGCGAAAATCGCTATCGCTTAATGCTCCTCGTGAACTCAGGCTTGCGCGTAAAGGCAGTACGTCAGGTACACCGATAAGAGGCAGGCTGCTGGCATGTTCCTCATCCTCCAGCAGGCGATACAGTGCGTCCCAACTCAACAACCACCGGTCTGTAAGTGATATCAGATAGTCTTCTTCAGCCAGTTGTTCTAGCCAGGATGCCAGTGCCCAAAGCTGCGAATCATCAACCAGCGATAGCGGAAAGCTAAGTCCGTTTTCCTCAACCTGGTACTGATTTTTTAGGTGATGTTCTATCTGCTGACGGTTTCCCGTCAGTTTACTTAACAGACGTTTCAGCAT